GAATTGTAACGGACAACCTCCACAGGCTCGTGCCTGCGGAGTCTCGCCGGTCGAGCCGGAAGGCTCAGACTGTTTGTTGGATCTTAGAATTGCAAAAGGCCTTCTGCGAAGGTTGCTTTGCAACTTCGACCCAACACAAATAACTCCTCGTCATGGTCCCGGTGCAGTTAGCACTGGGGAGAAATGCTGGGAAAAGATGCTATTTAAGCGGTTTTATCCGTCATTAAATGATGTCTTCCCCTATGCTGACTACTTCTACGTCAGCGCATCTCATGTCCATGACGCGATGCAGCATCTCCGGCATTTGCCTGAGAAGCCTGAGGGTATTGCAAAAGTTTGCTTAGTACCCAAAGATTCAAGAGGACCACGTTTGATATCCTGCGAACCACTAGAATTTCAGTGGATTCAGCAAGGTATCTTTCGCGCCCTTGTATCGCATATAGAACGGCACCCCTTAACACGGGGGGCTGTCTGGTTCACCGATCAAGTCCCTAACCGTGAGGCTGCCCGCTTGGGCAGTATAACGGGTGGCATTGCGACCCTTGACCTGAAAGAGGCCTCGGATCGCGTGTCGTTAAGACTTGTTCGAGAGTTATTCCCAGAGCACGTTTACAAGGCTCTGGTGGCGGCTCGTAGTTCATCGACACGGCTCCCTGATGGGAGAATCCTCAAGCTCAAAAAGTTTGCGCCGATGGGGTCAGCACTGTGCTTCCCCATTATGGCGTTGACAATTTGGGCATTGACCGTTGCTCGACAGGTTCGAAACACACACTGCTCGCCATTCAAAGCGAGTAGAAATGTGCTCGTGTTCGGAGATGATGTGATTGTTCCAACGTCATGGACGACTGATACAATCAACGTTTTGGAGTCTGCTGGTCTAGTGATCAACAGATCCAAATCGTACTACACGGGTCGCTTTCGCGAGTCGTGCGGACTTGATGCCTACAATGGCATTGAAGTTCAACCTGTCAGAATTAAGACAGTTTGGTCATCATCCCGAAGCGCCAGCGCCTACACGAGTTGGATTGAATATTCAAATTCTTTCCATCGTCTAGGTTACGTCCAAACAGCACGGCTTATTGCCGATCACGTCATAGCCCTGTATGGGCCTGTGCCGTATAGCAAGGAAGGTACCCTCGGGTACCCTGCCTTTGCTTTTGACACGTACGCGAGTCATCTAGTGAAACGGAAGTGGGATGCTAACTTGCACCGTTTCCGGTACCACGTTTGGGTTTGTAAGCCCAAGCGTGTAACATTAGATGTTCTTGTTCAGGGCGGCTGGGGCGAGCTCTTGCGCTACCTTACCCAAGGTGGAGGCGAGAACTTCGCGGCTGGCGTTTACACCCCTGCTAAGCAGAGCATTCTCTGCAAGGCATGGCGAT